CAAACAGGGAGGCAGCGTGACAGCGTGACAACGGGAGGGGGGTTTGGGGGGTGGGCTGCTTGCATACCTATGACGGTTGAACTCTCTGCCGCTAGGCAGAGACACATGAAGGGGCGTGACATGAGCGTGACATCGGAGCGTGACAGCGTGACAGATCAGCGTGACAAGTCCAGCGGCGGCCGGCTTGGCGCCGGCCGTGGCGAGGTGAAGGCGGCGATCCTGCAACTGCTGGAGTCGGCCCCGTCCGGCAAGTCGGGCAGGCAGGTTGCCCTGGCCCTGGGCAAGTGCCGCGACCAGATGCTGACCCGCCTGTCGGAGCTGGCGCAGCAGGGCAAGGTGGTGAGCGTGACCGTGCCGAGCACGGGCCGGGCGGCTCAGGTGTGGTTCCACAAGGCGCACGAGGCCGAGGCGCTGAAGGCCGGGCCGCTGGGCTGGGGCGGGACGAAGGCCAAGCGCGCCCGCACGGTGGCCCAGGCGCTGGCGCCGAAGACCACGCTCAGGGCGGACGGTGCGAAGCTGATCGTGGCCGAGCCGTTCGTCGACCGGCGGTTCGTGCCTGACCGCGTGGAGCCATTTTTCTCGGCCATGGCGCCGGGGAGCTACCTGCGGACGGGGAGCGCTGTGGAGCGCGCCTATGCCGAGCGGGACGCGCGTGCGCGCGTTTCGGGGGTGGCGTGATGACCAACGGCTCAACCATGGTCTATCGCGCGCTGGACGTGCTGGTGGTGTCGGCTGCGTATCGGCGACGCATGAGGATGCGGCGCATCTCTCCCGGCGGCGCCTGGCGGTATGAGGACGAACCTGGGCGCTGGCGCGTTGGGCCGACTACCTGGGGGGATTGGTGGTGATCGACTTCATCGTCCACGGCATGCCCGCGCCGCAGGGATCGAAGAAGTTCGTGGGGCTCAACAAGGCCGGCCGCGGCGTGCTGGTCGAGTCGTCCAAGAAGGTCAAGCCGTGGCGCCAGGACGTGCTGGCCGCCGCGATCGAGGCGCGGGAGAAGTTGGGCGCGCTGTGCCCGCTGGACGGCCCGCTGCTGGTGTCGATGGTCTTCACCGTGCCCAAGCCCGCCAGCGCGCCGAAGAAGCGTCGCACCTGGCCGGACAAGAAGCCCGACGTGTCGAAGCTGGCCCGCAGCACCGAGGATGCCATCAGCGATTCTGGGCTGTGGGTCGACGATGCGCGCGTGGTCGGCTACACCCGGCTGGCCAAGGTGTTCCCGGGTGAGGACGCCGATGCGCTGGGCAGCCCCGGGGTGCGCATCAGCATCAAGCGGGCGGATCAACTGGAGCTGCCGCTGTGACCGACTGCCCCGAGTGCACCAAGGCCGCGGCCGGGCCGTGGGCGATCTTCCGCGGCGGCTGCAAGGGCTGCCAGGCGCGCGCCGTGGCCCGCGGCCCGAACTGCTGGGCCAGCCTGCGCGCGGGGAAGCAGCTGCCGGCCTACCGCGCCGAGCTGCAGCGACTGGAGCTGACGCACGATCAGGTGAAGGCGGCGGCGCTGGCGGATTTCGAGTGCAGGCGCAAGGGCGACGAGGTGCGGCGGCCATGATGCGCTGCTACGGATGCGGCCGGCGCCTGCTGCGCGCCGCGGCCACCGTGACCACCGCGGACGGCACCGGACACGCCGGCCCGACCTGCGCGCGGAAGCTCGGGCTGCTGGCGCCGAAGGTGGCCAGGCCGCGGCTGTTTGAGCTTGCGCCGCGTAAGCGGAAAGTGGAATCGGGGCAGATGGAGTTGGTGACGTGAACACTCGGCAAAGTGCCGGCGAACTGCCGAAGAAGAGGCCGCAGCCTCGCGGCGGCTCGCGCAAGGGCATCCCGAACAAGGCGACGGCCGACATCAAGGCCGCGGCAGCGATCCACGGGCCGGAAGCCCTGGCCGTGCTGCTGAGCATCGCCAAGGACGCGAAGAAGCCCGCCGCGTCGCGCGTGGCGGCTGCCGTGGCGCTGCTGGATCGCGGCTTCGGCAAGCCGGCGCAGGCGATCACCGGCCCCGGCGGCGGCCCCGTGCAGTTCGCACGCCCGCTGGCCGACCTGAGCACCGAAGAACTGCGGCAGGCTGTCGCGCGCCTGGGGCTTGATGCAGCAGCCAAGTGACTTGGCGCGCGAGGTGGTGCGCGAGCTGGCGCGCCGTGACGTGTGCGACTTCGCGGCCCGCGTGCCGGTGCCGGGCTCTCCTGCTTCGGACGATGACGCCGCGCGCATCCCGCTGATCGAAAGCCAGCAGGCCGCGCACCATCGGCTGATCCTGCGCGCCATGCAGCAGTGCATGGACACGCGGCACGGCCGGCTGATGATCATGGCGCCGCCGGGCTCGGCCAAGAGCACCTACGCGACTGTGGTTGCGCCGAGCTGGTATCTCGGCCGCGAGCGCGACCGGCGCGTGATCCTGGCCAGCTACGGCGGCGACCTCGCGCGCCGGCACGGGCGCCGCACGCGGCAGCTGCTGTCGTCGTCGGAGTCGCAGGCCATCCTGCAGGCCAGCATTGCAGACGACAGCCGGGCGGCCGACGAGTTCGCGCTGACCAACGGCAGCGAGTACATTGCCTGCGGGATCATGGCCGGCGTGACCGGCAACCGCGCGCACGGCCTGGTGATCGACGACCCCATCAAGGGCCGAGAACAGGCCGACAGCGAGACGGTGCGCCAGAAGACCTGGGAGGCTTACGAAGACGACCTGTTGACGCGCCTGATCCCCGGCGGCTGGGTGGTGATCATCCAGACCCGGTGGCACGAAGACGACCTCGCCGGCCGCATCCTGCCGGAGAACTGGGCCGGCGAGTCGGGCGCGATCAAGTGCCGCGACGGCAACGTGTGGCAGGTGCTGTGCCTGCAGGCCGAGTGCGCGACGCAGACCGACCCGCTGGGCCGCAGCGTCGGCCAGATGCTGTGGCCGGAGTGGTTCGACGCGCAGCACTGGGCGCAGTTTCGGTCCAACCGCCGTACATGGTCGAGCCTGTACCAGCAGACTCCGGCGCCGACAGAAGGCATCCTGTTCCGCCGCGACGACATGGGCGAGTACGAGCGCGCGCCCGGAGCGCTGCGCATCATCGGCGGCAGCGACTACGCCGTGACGCCAGACGATGGCGACTGGACCGAGCATGGCATCGCCGGCATCGCGCCCGATGGCGCGGTCTACCTGCTGGACTGGTGGCGCGGGCAGACCGGGCCAGAAGTGTGGATCGAGCGCAAGATCGACATGATGTCGCGGTGGTCACCGCTGGCGTGGTTCGGCGAGGCCGGCCCGATCCGCCGCGCGACAGAGCACACCCTGCGCCGCCGGATGATCGAGCGCAACGTGATGTGCCGCCTGGAATGGCTGCCATCGGTCACCGACAAGGTGACGCGGGCGCAGTCGATCATCGCCACGGCCGGCATGGGCAGGCTGTGGTGGCCGCGCGCAGCCTGGGTGCCGGAGCTGCAGCGGCAGTGCCTGGTCTTCCCGGCTGGCCGCCCAGACGACGGCGTGGACGCGCTTTCGATCATCGGACGAGGCGCCGATTCGCTGGGAAAGGCGCTGCAGCAGCCGGCCGAAGAAGACTACGCGCCCGTCCCGATGGTCAGCCCGTATGCGAGGGGTCGATGAAGACGCGATGGCTTGACCGCCGCATCGCCTGGCCTGGCCCGTACCTGTGCCTGTGCTTGTCGCAGGCCGAGTACGTGCAGGCACTGGCGCACCTGAACCTGATCCCGGCCGACGACGTGTGGTGCCAAGAGGCCGGCGGCAAGACGCACTACGCCAGGAACGACGGCGGCGAGGAGGTGTGCATCGTCTGCATCCGTCCTGGCCCCGAGAACACGCCAATCGAGATTGCCGGCGTGCTGGTCCATGAGGCCGTGCACGTCTGGCAGCGCTACTGCAGCGGCATCGGCGAAAACACGCCCGGCATCGAGCAGGAGGCCTACGGCATCCAGGCGATTGCGCAGGAGCTGCTGAGCGAGTACGCGCGGAGGATCGACGAATGTGCCAAACCGGCCCCTTCGCCCGATAATCGGGCCTGCCCGACCGGCCCCGCGCTGGTCCGCTGAGTACCGCGCCGCCAGCAGCGCACGACCCTGAGCAGGGACGCGCTATGGCACGAGAGAGCAAGGAAGACCGGCTGGCCCGCATCCACCGCGAGGCGCTGGAGGACTTCGACGACATCTGGTCAGCGGTGCGCGAGGAGCGCTTGCAGGCCATCGAGGACCGCCGCTTCTACAGCATCGCCGGCCAGCAGTGGGAAGGCCCAACGGGCGACCAGTTCGCCAACAAGGCGCGCTTCGAGTTCAACAAGGTGCACCTGGCGGTCATTCGCATCTTCAACGAGTACCGCGCGAACCGCATCACCGTCGACTTCCAACCGCACGACGGCGACGAGAACGAGATGGCCGACACCTGCGACGGCCTGTTCCGCGCGGACGAGCAGCGGTGCAGCGCCGACGATGCCTACGACAACTGCTTCGAGGAAGGCGTCGGCGGCGGCTTCGGCGCCTGGCGGCTGCGCGCCTGCTACGAGAACGAGGACGACGACGAAGACACCCGCCAGCGCGTGGCGATGGAGCCGATCTTCGACGCCGACACCTGCGTCTTCTTCGACCTGGGCGCCAAGCGCTACGACAAGAGCGACGCGACGCGCTGCTACGTGCTGACGCCGCTGCCGACCAAGGCCTACCGCAAGGAATACGGCGACGACCCGACGACCTGGCCGAAGGAGGTCACGCCGTGGCTGTTCGAGTGGTCGGCCGCTGACATCACCTGGATCTGCGAGCACTACCGCATCGAGGAGGACACCGAGCTGGTGCGCTTCTTCCGCGGCCTGGACGACGAGGCGCCGGAGATGCGCGTCACCCAGGCCCAGCTCGACGCCGACCCGGACATGCTCGACGAGCTGCTGGCCACCGGCTTCCGCGAGGTCCGGCAGAAGCGGGTGAAGCGCAAGCGCGTCATGAAGTACATGATGAGCGGCGGCAAGATGCTCAGCGACGGCGAGGAAATCGCCGGGCGCTGCATCCCCATCGTGCCCTACTACGGAAAGCGCTGGGTGGTGGACGGCGTGGAGCGCTGCATGGGCCACGTGCGCCTGGCCAAGGACGCCCAGCGGCTCTACAACATGCTGCTGTCGTGGCTGGCCGAGATGGCCGGGCGCTTCGACATCGAAAAACCCATCTTCACGCCGCAGCAGATCGCCGGCCACGCGCTGACCTGGGCGCGCGACAACGTGGACAAGCTGCCATACCTGCTGGTCAATCAGGTGGTGGACGCCAACGGCCAGCCGCAGCCGCCCGGCCCGCTGAACTACACCAAGGCGCCGAACATCCCCGCGGCGATGGCGGCCCTGGCGCAGATCGCCGAGCAGGCGCTGTCCGATCTGCTGGGCAACCAGCAGGCCGGCGAGGAAGTGCGGCCGAACATCAGCGGAAAGGCGGTGGAGCTGATTCAGAACCGGCTCGACATGCAGGTGTTCATCTACATGAGCAACCTGGCCAAGAGCATGAAGCGCGCCGGTGAAATCTGGCTGTCGATGATGCGAGACCTGGCCGTCGAGAGCGAGCGCAAGATGAAGACGATCAGCGCGGACGGCAAGGCCGCCAGCGTGGTGATCAACAAGCCCGCATACGACGAGGACACGGCGCGCGAGGTGGTCGATAACGACATGACCGCGGCGCACTTCGACGTGGCGGTCGACGTCGGCCCGAGCAGCAGCAGCAAGCGCGCGGCCACCGTGCGCGCCGTCACCGGCCTCATGGGCATGACGCAAGACCCCGAGACGCTGCAGGCGCTGACCATGGTCGCGCTGACCAACATCGAGGGCGAGGGCCTGGGCGACGTGCAGGACTGGGCGCGGCGCCGTGGCGTGCGCATGGGCATCGTCAAGCCCACCGAGGAGGAGCAGGCCGAGCTGGCCGAGGAGGCCGCCGGCCAGCAGCCAGACCCGCAGCAGCAGGCGCTGCTGGCCATGGCCGAGGAGGCGAAGGCGAACGCCGCATCGGCCCGCGCCAGCACCGTGCAGAAGGTGGCCGACGCCGACCTGAAGCAGGCCCAGCGCGCCAAGATCATGGCCGAGACGATGGGCGAGGTGAACAGCCAGCAGATTGCCAGCGCCGACGCCTTGCAGCGGCTTTTGAGCCCGCCGCGGCCCACCGGAGCATGATCGTTGCCTGAAAATCAGACATCGCGCACAATTCGCGCTGTCTGGATTCCAGACACACCGGAGCGCACGGCATGCCGACTGTCCCGCTGAACGACCCGCCGCGGATCACGCTGCTGCCCGATCAGGTGGCGGCGCTGGGCATCACCGAGCTGCCGAAGATCGGCGCCGTGTACGCCCTGACGGCTGACGCGGTGGTCGAAAGCACGGGCATCCCTGGCCTGCACCCGTCCGGCGCGAACACCTTCGCCCTGCGGCTGCAACTGCGCAACGTCAGCATCGAGACGGGAGCCTGACCATGGCCGGCGACGCTGACACCCTGGACCGCGACGACGACGAACTGCAGCCCGGCACCGAGGAAGGCGACGAGCAGCAGGGCCAGCAGGCCGAAGACGGCGACCAGGCCGCCGACGACGGCGCGGCCGACACCGAAGGCGGCGCCACCGATGCGGCAGCCGATGCCGGCGACGCTGGCGAAGGCGCGGCGGCAGCCAACGACGGAGAGGCCGACGAGCTGGTGGTCACCATCGGCGACGAGCCGGCGGCCGACGCCGACCAGGGCAAGGCGCCCGACTGGGTGCGCGAGCTGCGCAAGGCGAACCGCGAGAAGGAGCGGCGCATCCGCGAGCTGGAGGCGCAGCTTTCCACCGCGCGGCCGGCTCAGGCGGCCATCGTCGTCGGCGACAAGCCCACGCTGGCCGGCTGCGACTTCGACGAGGACAAGTTCGCCGCCGAGCTGGAGGGCTGGCACGCCCGCAAGGCCGCGGCCGAGCAGCATCAGCGCGCCCAGGCCCAGGCCGCCGAGCAGGCCCAGCAGCAATGGCTGGCCCGCCTCGACGCCGTGGGCAAGGCCGCCGCGACGCTGAAGGTCGCCGACGCCGACGACGCGCTGGCGACGTTCGAGGAGACCTTCTCGGTCATGCAGCAGGGAATCATCCTCGACGCCCCCGACGACCCGAAGACCGCGGCCCTGCTGCGGTACGCGCTGGGCAAGAACCCGAAGGGCGCGCGCCAACTGGCCGCGATCACGAACCCGGTGAAGTTCACCTGGGCGCTGAAGGAACTGGAGGCCAAGGTGAAGACCACCCCCCGCAAGACCGCCCCGCCTCCCGACCAACGTGTGCGCGGCGCCGGTGCTGGCGCCGGCATCGTGGCGCATGGGCGCCTGACCCAGCTGCACGCCGAGGCCCAGCGGACCGGCGACTACACGCAATACCTCGCGGCCAAGCGCGCCGCGCGCAAGGCAGCCTGAGCATCAGGCCGCCCGGCGCCGCGTCAGCGCGCCACGGTCTCGCCCACCGTCAACGGGCAGTGCGAGAGGCCCCCGTCCGGCCCTAAGCGGATGAGTCAAGCAGCGCGGCGCAAGCCGCAACCCGTGATTCATCCCTCAGGAGCAAGACATGCCCAACGCACTCGCCCAAGACCTCGAACTGATGTTCGAGGAGGTCGTCGAAGGCTTCGACGCCGCCTGCGTCATCAGCCGCGAGGCCGAGACTTCCTACCCCGACGCCACCGCCATGCAGCGGGCCGGCGACACCTTCTACAAGAAGCAGAACTACCACGCCGCCGTCGTGACCGGGCTGGACGTGTCCGCCGGCACGCGCACCGACGTGATCGAGCGCTTCGTCCCCACGGTGTACCGCACGCCGGACAACGTGATCTACGAGCTGGACGCCAAGGAACTGCGCGACCCGCAGCACATGCAGCGCATGGGCCGCGCCGCGGCACTGCGCCTGGCCGCCGAGATCGACAAGAACCTGTATGACGCGGTGCGCCTGAACGCGGCCATCATCGTGAAAAAGGTCGGCGCACTGGCCTGGTCCGACGGCGCCACCGCCGAGGCCCACATGATCGCCCGCGGCATCGCTGAAGGCGAGAAGAAGCTGTTCATGAACCCGCTCGACTACCTGTCGATCAGCGGCGACCTGGGCGGCAAGGCCTACCTCAGCGACTGGTCGAAGGACGCCTATGCCCGCTCGCGCGTGCCGGACGTGGCCACCTTTAAGACCTTCCGCACCGACAACGTGTCGAATCTGGCCGCTGTCGGCACGGTCACGTCGACGGTGGTCAGCGGCAACACGTCGCACACGGTCACGGCCATGACCGGCAGCGCGCCGACCGACAACCGGTTCGGTGCTCTGACGGTCTCGGGCGCCAACATCGCCAACATCAAGAACGGCGACGCCTTCACGATCAGCGGCGTCAACGCCGTGCACATGATCGACAAGAGCGACACCGGCATCCCGATGACGTTCCGCGTCATCAGCGGTGGCGGCACGGCGAACCTCGTCATCACGCCGAAGATCGTCATCACCGGCCCGTACCAGAACTGCAGCGCCCAGGCAGCCAACAACGCCCCGCTGACGTTCCTGAACACGGCCACCAAGTCGGTGAACGCCTTCTGGGCGCAGGGCGCGGTGACGCTCGACTTCGGTCGGCTGAACTTCCCGACCGGCACTGGCGCCGAGGTGATGACGGCCACCACGAAGAACGGCGTGCCGCTGGTCATGGTGGCGCAGCTCAACGCCCAGACCGGCAAGCTCTTCGTGCGCCACACCACGCTGTACGCGGCCACGGTGCTGGACCCGGAGAAGTGCGGCCTGATCCTGGCGAACCAGACCTGATCGCAGTGCCACGGGGGACGCCGGAAACGGCTCCCCCGCTTTTTCAGGAGGCCGCAATGGCTGAAGAAACCTTCATGCTTGTCCGCGTTGGCAAGCAGTGGCAGCTCGAATCGGGCTGGTATGACCTGCTGGTCGTCAACACGAAGGACGAGCTCGATGCAGCGCTGGCAGACGGGTGGTTCCTCGATCAATACGCCGCCAAGGCCGCGCACGAGGCCGCCGCACTGGCTGCGCAGCCTGCCGCTGCCGCGGGCGCTGGTGATGCCGGCGCGAATGCTGCGGTGGTTCCCGCCGACGCAGCGCCCCCGACGCGCGCCGAGCTCGAGCAAAAGGCCACCGAGCTTGGCGTGAAGTTCGACGGCCGAGTCAGCGACAAGACGCTGGCCGAGCGCATCGCCGCCGCGCTGAAGGCCTGACGCCATGTACTCGAAGCGCGAGCTGATCCGCGAAGCCTTCGGCGAGCTGGCCTTGGCCGGCGACGAGTGGGACATCACGCCGGAGATGGAGCAGACCGCGCTGCGACGCCTGGACGCCATGATGGCCACCTGGGAGGCCCGCGGCGTGCGCGTGGGCTACGCCTTCCCGGCCAGCCCCGATGCCGCCGACCCCAACACCGACAGCGGCATCCCCGACAGCGCCGTCGAGACGGTGGCCATCAATCTGGCCGTGCGCCTGGCGCCCGGCTTCGGAAAGACGCTGCACGCCGCCACGCTGGCCACCGCCCGCGAAGGCTTCGACGCCCTGCTTTGGGCCGCCGCGCGGCCTGTGCCGCAGCAACTGCCAGGGACCATGCCGCTGGGCGCCGGCAACGGCCCGCGCGTGGGCCTGCCGGCCTACTTCCCGACGCCCGACACCTCGCCGCTGCGCGAGGGCGCCGGGCAGTCCCTCGACATCCTGCAGGAGTGACCCGCGATGGCGATCGAAAAGCTCAACACGGGCACTGCCACCGGCGCCAGCCAGGTGCCGTTCTACGACCCGACCAACGGCCAGGACCGGCGCGCTTCGCTGCTCGAGCTGGCCGCCGTGATCCAGGAACTGCTGGGCGCGGCCGACGACTACATCAGCGCATACGAAACGCCCGGCACCGGCGACACGGTGTCGATCCTGCCATTTCAGGCCGGCGGCAGCGTGCTGATGCTGCTGACCCCGCTGGCGACGCTGGCGACGCTGACCGTGCAGCTGCCGCTCAAGGACCAGTGCCAGCACGGGCAGGAACTGCTGCTGCACTCCACGCAGATCGTCACCGCGCTGACCGTCGACGCCAACGGCGCCGGCATCTCAGGCGCCCCCACCACCATGGCCGCTGGCGGCTTCTTCCGGCTTCGCTTCGACGCCGTGAACGAGGCCTGGTATCGCATCGGCTGACCGACGCTCAACCCGGAGACCCCGAACATGATGCTCAAGCGCAAGCACGACGGCGGCCGATGCACCGGCGTGCAGATCCTGCACACCGGGCTGAAGCCGCAGCAGAACTTCAGCCACCGCCTCATCGAGCAGGCCATGGCCGAAGGCTGGGCCGACATCAGCGGCGACACGCTGACGCTGCACGCCGACCCCGAGCCGCTGGTCTACACGCTCAAGCGCACGCCCGGGTACTACTGCACCAGCACCGGCGAGCGCATCCCAATCAGCGAAGTGGCCTGGGGCCGGATGCGCGCCACCGGCAACGGCGACCTGTCGCGGCGCGACGCGGTGGCCTGGCTGGCCGCGCACGGCAAGGCGCAGGACGACTACACGGTCACCTGGGCCTATGAGTGCGAGCTGCAGCCCGAGCAGCATGCCCGCTGGCGCGCGGTGACGGCGGTATCCGGCAACGTGGTCGCGGCCTGCCGCGCGGGGGTGTGACATGGCGGATCTGGTCTTCAACATCGCCAAGGGCCGCGTGGCCGAGCTCTACAACCGCGTCGACAGCAACGACCCGACCAACTCCGCGTTGATCGTCGCCGTGTTCAACGTCGGCGCGGCCACCGACGCCACGCTGCGCGACTACGACACGCTGGCCGCCATCGAGGGCGACGCCAACGCGGCCGAGGTGGCGAACAGCGGCTACGCCCGCAAGACGCTGACCGACGCCGACCTGACGGCCTTCGCGCCCGACGACACGAACGACCGCGTGGATCTGGACATCCCGGACCAGACGTGGACCAGCGTGGCCGCCGGCACGGCATGGACCGACGTGGTGATCGCCTACGACAACGACACCACCAGCGGCACCGATTCGTCGATCGTGCCGCTGACGCTGCACGACTTCGCAGTCACCCCCAACGGCGGCGACATCACCATGCAGGTCGCCGCCGCTGGTTTCTTCCGCGCGAGCTGAGGCAAAGGAGTACGCCATGAAGCGCTGGTTTTTCACGACCCTCGTCACCGACCCTGAGAGCGGCGAGCGCTACCCGCGCGTGTCGCCCTACTCGCACCCCTCTTCGCCGGTGCTCAAGAACTACAGCAACGACGATGCCGAGAAGTGCTGCGGCTTGGTCGCGCTGCCGAACCTGCAGGCGGTCAGCCAAGACCCGGCGGTCTTCATCTTCCCCGAAGTGCCGCTCGGCGTGTCGTGGTCGACCATCCCGCAGGACGACCGCAACGCCATTGCGGCATCCATTCGCTCGTTCGGCTTCACCTTCCAGCCGCACGCCACGATGTCGATCAAGGAAGTGATCGAGCTGGCGGTGCACGAGGTGCAGCCCGCAGTGAACATCGAGCACGTCGACATCTTCGACCCCTGGGGTTGAGGCCTGAGCGGTGGCGGTCCTGCACCATGATTTCGCCGCGGGCATCGGCGATTGGACGCAGGTCGCCCTAACCTCTGGGCAGACGGACCCGGCGTGGACCGCGCCGGTCAGCACCGACCAGCTGCAGGCAACCAGCGCCAGCAGCCACAACGAGGCGCTGGTATGGGATGACGTCGACGCGGACGGCGACCGCGACGATTTCGACATCTTGTGCCAGGTCTACGTCGACAGCACCAGCACGACGCAGCGCTACCTGGGCGGCCGCATCAGCACCTCCGGCGCATCGCGCACGGGCTACGCGCTGCGGGTGCGCAGCAACTCGCTCGACACGTACCGATTCACCGGTTCGACCTACACCGCGATCGAGAACGGCACGTTCAGCGTGTCGTCTGGCACCTGGGTGTGGATTCGATTCCGCATGGTCGGGACCACGATCCAGGCAAAGGGCTGGACCGGCGCGGAAGCTGATGAGCCGGGGTCGTGGATCTGCAGCCAGACCGACGCCACGTACAGCACGGTCGGGCACGTCGGGTGCATCAAGGGCGCCAACACCAACACGCAGCTCTGGCGCCACTTCAACGTCGGCACGAATGGCGACACCGCCACGATGCCGACGAGCGGCCAGACCGTCGCCATCGGCCAATCCACCGAGACCGACACGGCCCAGGCCTTCACGGTCACGACGACGCTGGCGGCAGCCATCGGCCAGGCGTCGGAAACCGACACCGCTCAGGCCCTGACGCCCGTCACCGGCGGCAGCCCGCAGACGGTCGGCATCGGCCAGGCCGCCGAGTCGGATACAGCCCAGGCGCTGACGGTCAGCGCGACCCGCACGGCAGCCATCGGCCAAGCCGAGGAAACCGACGAAGCGCAGGCGATGTCGCCAGTGGTCGGCGGCGCTACGCTGATCGGCCAGGCCAGCGAAACCGACGCGGCGCAGACGCTCACCGCGGTGCCCGGTGTGCGCACCGTGGCCATCGGGCAGGCGAGCGAGACCGACAGCGCGCAGGCGATGTCTGCCCGTGCTGCGGCCACGATCCTGGCCGGCATGGCGCTGGAGATCGACACCGCCCAGCCGCTGACCGCGCTCATCAGCGGCGCCTCGCTGGTGATCGGGCAGGCGAGCGAGCTGGACGTCGCGCAGGCGCTGGCGAACGTCGGCGGCGCCTCGAGCTGGACCCCCGGCGACGGCGCCATGTCCCCGCCGCGCATCGGCATGGCGCGCAACGGCGAGCTGTGGACGCTGGTGATCAACGACGACAACGTGCCCACGCACGCCAAGCGCCGCGGCACGACGAAGCTCGTCAGGGTGCACGCGCTGCCGGGCGGCAATCAGGGCCAGGTGATGACGGCCACGGGCGTCGTGCTCGTGGTGATGTGAGGCCGCCATGCAGGTGCAAATTCTGAGCGGGATCTACGCCGAGGGCTCGTCGCCCGACATGCGCACCAGCTACCCGCGAAACCTCGTGCCGGTGCCGAAGGAAAGCGGCATCAGCGGCGGCTACCTGCGGCCGGCCGATGGCATCGCCGACGCCGGCAGCGGCCCGGGCATCGACCGCGGCGGCATCAACTGGAACGGGACGCTATACCGCGTCATGGGCACGAAGCTGTGCCGCATCGGCGCCGATGGCCTGGTGACGGTGCTGGGCGACGTCGGCAGCGGCGGGCAGGTGACGCTCGACTATTCGTTTGACCGCCTGGCCGTGGCCTCCGGCGGCCGGCTGTACTACTGGGACGGCGCCACGCTCACCCAGGTGACCGACCCGGACCTGCTGACCGTCGTGGACATGCAGTACATCGGTGGCTACTTCATGACCACCGACGGCGAATACCTCGTGGTCACCGAACTGGCAGACCCGACGCAGGTCAACCCGCTGAAGTACGGCAGCGCCGAGACCGACCCCGACCCCATCCTGGCCATCGACGAGCTGCGCACCGAGGCCTATGCCTTCGGGCGCTACAGCATCGAGGTGTACCAGAACGTCGGCGGCACGGGCTTCCCCTTCCGGCGCATCGACGGCGCGCAGATCACCAAGGGCGTGATCGGCACGCACGCCTATGACTCGCTGCAGGACACGTTCTATTTCGTCGGCAGCGGCCGGCGCGAGGCGCCCGCGGTGTACCAGATGGTGCCGGGCAACGTGGCCAAGGTCAGCACGCGCGAGGTCGACGAGATCCTGGCCGGCTTCACGGAGGCGCAGCTTTCCGTGACCGTCGTCGAGACCCGCGTCGAGAAGCACCATCAGCACGTGCTGATCCACCTGCCGGACCGCTGCCTGGTCTATGACGCGATGGCCAGCAAGACCATGGGCGTGCCGGTGTGGTTCACCCTCGACTCGGGCCTGCTGCACCCGTCGACCTACCGGGCGCGCAATCTGGTGTGGTGCTATGACCGGTGGAACGTGTCCGACCCGCTGTCGGCCAAGCTCGGCCGGCTGACCAGCGACGTGTCGTCGCACTGGGGCCAGCCGGTGGGTTGGGAGTTCGGCACGCCGGTGATGTACGCCGAAGGCCTGGGCGCCATCG